GTCGGCGTTGTAGCTGTAAGGCATGTCTTAGCTCCGTCTGATTGCGATGTTGCCTGGTCCGCTAATTCTAAGGCCAGTCAAATAGCGTTCATACAGTGGCGGCACCCTATCAGCTCCAATCGCGCCAGATGTGAGGTTCGGCGTGATGCTGATGCTGCCGATCGAAAGGCTCTTGTAGTCCTCAAGACCGCTCAAGCTGATGCCGTCTTCGTTGTTGTGCAGGTAAACCGCCAGCTCAATTTGAGCCCTCTTGATCTGGTCTGGGATCTCGGTGTCAGTGTAATAATCCGCCGTGATCGTGAACGGGAAGCCGGTTGAATATCGGCTTGAGTATGTGTCAGGCTTGCGTACCCCCGTTCTAGGCCACTGCAATGCCTGCGTGTCGGTTGCGCGAGCGCCAAGAAACCGCTCACGGTCTAGCCGCTGTGCAGCTGCTGCAAGCGCCCTGTTCCGTGAATCAGTGTTACCTGTGCCCCATTTTGAGGCATCAGAACTCAACACCATTGCATCAACCAACGCATCAGCATCAGTCAGCGTCAGGTATGAGTTTGCGTTTGCGGCTCCTGGTGTTGCGACGATTACTACGGCCATCGGTCGATTCCTTTTTGCTGGTCTCCTCCGGTGCCGGAGCAGCGGCAGCCTTGGCGGTGGCTGCTGCTGCTTCCTGCTCCTTCGCCCTTCTAAAAGCGTAGAGCCCCATGATTATGCGGCTGCGGCTTTCATCACTGCAAAGTTCACGACCACAACCTCACCAGCGGTTGAACCGAGGTTTGAGAGTGTGACATCGAAACTCCCTGCAGCAGTGGCAGACACAAACGCCAGGTAGAGCCCTGTGCTCGCGCCAGACTGGACGCTGACCAGAACCACGTCACTAGCGGTAACAGAGCTGTTGGTGACGGTAAAAGTCACCTCAGCGTTACCTGCTAATGATGCGTCATCAGTCGTGATAGCCCCTGATGGAGCGTTCACGGTCACGCCTGTTGCCTTGCTTGTGAGCTGGGTCACAGCCCCGCCGGAAACGTAGCCAATGGCCAGCCCGGCGGATGTTTCAAAAAAGCTTGCCATGATTGATCAATCCATTGCAGAAACGACGGTGGCGCGAACGATCCCAATATTTTTGGTTTCGTACACTTTGGTCCAGTTGGAAGCAGTTGCCAACTGGGTGCGATTTGGGTTGGAATCAGTGACATTCCACTTTGCACCTACTGGGTGGTAGATGTAGTGAAGGTCAAGACTGAGTGCATCACTTTTGGCTAACACATCTCTATCAGTTTCCGTTGAAATCGCAGCCTGCTCGCCAGACGCGACGCTGCCTTGACTGAACATGTAGGTTGCATATTCAGTAGACGCACCAGACCCAACGGTGTTCACATCGTCTGAAACCAGGACCCTCATTCCCAGATAGGTGGGGACGGTCACCTCTCCATAGGCGTTAGCGATTGACCCACCGGATGCAGTTGCATCACCGCCGGCAACATCTGTCGCCTTGACGTAATCAACAGCACGACGCTCAACAAGTTCGTAATAAACTTTTGAGTGCATACAGATCGTGGTCAGCTTTTCGCCTTGATCACCGAGCAATGCACGGGCCTGCGAAACCTGACGGGGGCTGAGTGATGTTGGAGTATCACCAGATTCGCCGTCAATTGTCAGATCAAAAAATGCAGATGCTGAGCTGTTGTTATTGACCGGGCCAAACACACCGTTAAGACACGCGAGCATGTCTTTTTGGCGCTGATGGTTGACATAATTGGCAACCTTCTGACCAATGGCAGCCATAGGATCAGAGCCAGCGGCAAGGGCAGCAAGATCGCGTGATTCCCATGCACGCCCACGGTGCAATACGACGCCAACTTGCTTTTGAGCTGAAATCTTGCTTGGCGTCAATGAAGAGCTGTCAGACAGAACCTCAAAATCGCCTGGAAGATTCGCGTTATAAAACGGGACATTAACGAAATCGCCGCCTTCTTGTGCCGCATTAAGTGCGGCCAATGGTGCAACAACACCGCTTTGCAAAAAGGCATCACGCCGCGTTGATTCTTCGATCAAGTACGGGGTAAAAACCTCTGGAATGATGATGTCAGAGCGCAGAACCGCCATGACTAACCTCCTAAAAATGGTTGTTTATTTTTCGGGCGTAACCCTTCCGGCTCTGCGTAGCTTCACCTTCACCACATATTAGCGGTTTGCAGCATTCTTCAACCTCTCGTACAAATCACGATCAGTTTTGAATAGCCTTCCCTGCTCCGTTAAGTCGAAGCTTTCACGGCTGAACGGGTTCTTTGTGCCCGGCGTGATCTCACCGCTAGCCCTCGACGATGGAGCCCCGCTGCCCTGCGGCTTTGGTGCCTTTTGCATCCATGCCGGTGTTTTGGCCCTTGCCCATTCCCCTACGGGGGTGCGCTCATAGCCATCAACGACGACGACAGTGCCATCAGGCTCACGCTGGATTTGGTCGCGTTTCAACTGAGTGTTAAGCACCAGTTGAGGGTCATGCACCACGTCAGACAATGCGCTGACGGCTGGTGCCATCAACTCAAGTTCTTGCACTCGATCGGTCAGCTCCTGAATCCGTCTGTCTTTCTCAGTGGCTGATTCCCTGAACTGCTGCTCAAGTGCAGCTTTGGCCTCGGCGTATTGGCCTTTACTTTCCAGTTGGTCTTGCTCAGCCTTTGCCTTGAAATCAATCAGGGCCTGAACGTCAACACCCTCAAGCCCTTCGTTTGCTTGTAACTTGCCGATCAACTCATAATTTTTAAGCTCCAGCGCCTTGACGCTTTTCTTTAGCGCCTCAACATCAGCTGTTGATTGTTCTTGCTCTTGAGACGTAATCTCGTCGGTCATGTGAAACCCGTAAGGCTTATTTACCTCACCACCTTACTTTATTCGCCCAAAAGGCTGCAGAAGTTTTGCCTTTGGCGATGTTTTTAGCATGTCGCGCTTTGAATGATGCGCGTTTTGCTTTATCAGCAGCTGACTCACCTTTACGTGGCGGCTTTGGCTTCGCGCCTTGCATTCCAAATCGAATCAGCTTTGGTTTGCCGTCCGCCTTCACCACTACAGCGTGGCTTTTGCCGCTGGGATGGTTTGGCGTTCTGATCGGCTTGTCATAGCCGTCAAACGTATGGCCGCCGCGCTTGATGCTCACTGCTTTTTTGGTGCTGCCTTCAGCTGTGATCGACGCTTCAGGACTGGGTTGCCTGTCGATTCTGATTTGAGTTTGATCACTGGATCATCTGCAGTGCCGACCCTAACGATGTTGCCACCTCTAGGGCCTTTGATCGCTGCCCTGGCCCCGCCCATTGCGGTAACAGTGCCAAACGTGCGCTTGCCTTGATAAACCCAGCTGACTCGCTGCCCTTTTCTCACTTCTTCATTCCTTTCTTCATGCCTTTTTTGGTCCCTTTCTTCATCCCCTTCTTCATGCCCTTCTTCATGCCTGCTGAATACTTCATTTGGATGGCTCCCGTTGCTTTGATTCTAGGGTTGCCCGTACCTTGCCTTGAGCTGCTTCAATGTCAGCTCTGAACCATCATTCGCGACAAACTTACGGATTGCATCTTCTGGCCCGTATTTCTTCACCAGCTTGTTCCAATAAGGGATCCTGCTAGGCCCCAAAACATCGCGTTTTACGTTGTCGCCTTGCTCCTGCAACCATTCCCCATAAGACTGATTCGCCGGAACCGTCCGCGTCTTGGCTGCTTTGCTCATCGGCCCTGAAATGATGCCCGGTCTGCGTATCGCGCTAGGTGGCGGTTCAGGCATCCCTAGCGCTGCATAATCGATCTCTGGGACGGTCGTTGATCTGCAGTTGTGAGTTAAGATGGAGTCAGCGCAATAAGTGCCGCTCTCTGTTTCAAAGTTGTAGACATGCCCGCTAAATGGCTCCCAGCCGATCCAGCAGACATCGGCCTGATTGTATCCCTGTTCGACGAGGGCATCGGCGTTCGCGGCATCGCGGATCGCTTCGGCATCTCGCCACGTCCCATTGAGCGGATTATTCTTGAATCCGGTCGCAAGCTGAGAGACCGGAGCGAACAACAGTTCGCCCGCATGGCTCGCGCTAGTGCCGCTGAACGCAAAGCCCTTACCTCCGCTGCCAACATTGCGAAGCGCGGACTGCCCAACAGCGACGAAACTTTGCGCCGCATGGCTGCTGCTCAATGCCGCAAGGTCGGACCGCTTGAGGCTAAAGCCAAACAGTGTCTTGAGGAGATTGGGATTGACTGCGAGGAGCAGTTCCCGATTGGCAAGTACAACTGCGATCTGCTCTGCACTTTGGGCAATCGACACGTCGTCGTGGAAATCTGGGGCGGTGGTTGGCACTTCTACGGAGAACACCGTCGGCGATTCCCTGAACGCACGGAATACATCCTCAGCAGTGGTTACAGCATTGTTTTTTTGGTTATTTGCAACGGATTCCGATGGAATGACATTGCTCGTAAAAACCTTGTCGCCAATATGTACGAGATTGGCAGGCTTCCAGCCATCCGCCGTGAGTACAGGATGATTTGGGGTGACTCTGAGCATGTGACCATTGGCGGTCTTGATGACATAGAGCTGGCCCTTGTAAAACCGACGGTAAACCGCCGCGATCCTGCCACTGGTCGTTACGTGAGCATCCCCAGGTAAGCAGTTGAAATGTTGCGGGGGTGTTGGCCCCTTGCCGTACTCAAACACCTGCTGATCTAACGCCCTGCAGCGTGCCGAGGTTCGTGAATCCAGCGTCGCAACGTATTTAAATCTCTCGGTGATCTCAGAGTTCGCCTTGTAGGTGGCCTGGCTGGTTGCATTTGCCACCTGATTGACGCTTGTCCTAACCAACGTGTTCACCTGATGGTTGGCCACGGCTGTGAGCTGCCCGCCTGCCTGCGCTAGTTGCCGGACTGATAACGGCCCAAAATCAGCAAATTGCAAACGGCCCTTTAGTCGTTTCGCCATCTGTGGCCCTGAATCACCTGCTAAGAACCCAGACTGCACAGTTTTGGTAAACAGCTCAGCTTGAGATTCAGCGATCCCCCTGAATGCTTTCGATACGGTCGAACCGTTCGGCAAGGTGATTTGAGCGCCCTGCGTTGCTGTCAGCCTGAATGTTGCCGGTGATGGGCCTACGGCTTCCAGCAGGTCATCAGACAAAACATTCAAGCCAATCTCAACGGGGTCTGTCATCACAACGGCACGGGCAAAAGCAGGATCGATCTGCAGCGCTCTGACCTGATCAGCCAGCCGTTCCGGCACCATCTCCAGCAGCTGCGCCCTGATGAACTGCTCCTCGAATACGGCCAGCCCCTGCAGCTCACCTGCCAGCAACGCGGAGCTTTCGCCAGCCCAGTTGTCGAGGCTTTCCCGTAGCTGCCTGACGATCTCCCTAAGACGTGTCTGACGGTCAAAGGCTCGCTCATCTTCGACCAGGATCTGCAGCTCCGCGACAGCCTGCAAAATCAATCGGTTGTAAGCAATCGCTATCTGCTTGGCCTCAGCATTGCTGAACCTGTTCAGATCGACGGCATGACGATAGAACTCAGACGGGGTGCTCATTCCTGCAAGCCACCGGCAGCCGTTGCCTCCAGCTCTTCTTCAAGGTCGAACGAATCGCCGAGCACTTCACCGGCCTCTAGCTGGGTCAGCATCGTCGATTGCGTGATGGTGCCTGCCAAGTAGAGCTCAAGCAACGCTTTGATCTCGCTAGGCTCCATGCGAGCGCCCATGAAGTCCCTGTTGATCAATGCGCTGCCGGGTGATGCGTCGTTTAGATAATCAGCATGGAACCGCAGGCAGTTGTCAATCATGTCCTGCATATTTTGGGCTATCAACATCATCGTGGAATCGCCTTGGCTGCGGCTAATTTTCTTTGACTCGGCTGTCTCGGGTGAAAGCTTTTGGCCCAGCACACTGGCCAGACCTAGCTCATTGATCTGCTTTTCGATCTGATCCAGCCGCTGAAACAATGCGCTGAAGCTGGCTCCGCCCGGCTCGATGTATTGGGCTGATGCACCCTCAGGTAGCGCCATCGCTTCATTAGGCCCCGCCGTGATCTCCTCGGCTGATTGCGGGAATCCAAAAATCGCCAACATGGGAACTGCGGCGACGTGCAGAATATTGTCTAAATCTGATTGAACTTGATACGCCTTGATGTTTAATTCACCGATGTCTTCCATC